TTTGACCCAGTTACAACACCTTGAACAACTTCAGAAATAATTGAGCTAAGAAGTCCCGACTCATAAAGGGATTCTCTTATACACTCTTTTACGATTGGTTTTAAAATCTTTTTTAACTCGTTCTTTTTCATCTTAGCTCTCGACAATATCGTTTAACAGTCTATTAATTCTGTCAGCTTTGGTAAAGATATTAGGTTGTTTATTTTCTTTCATCATGTAAGCACCCTGTGTGGATGGCTCTGAAACAAAGTCAAAACAAATCAACTGGAAGTCATCTTCAACGATGGTTGAGCCACGCTCTTCGTGAACAGAACCAAGACCTCTTGATGAAATACCCAGAGTAACACCTGAGTCAACAAGTGAGCGAAGAATCTGACCTGCTGGGGTATCCAAGACTTTCACCTTGCCCATAACATCATTTCCATTCCACCAAACTTTCGTCACCATGTGAGAAGCGTTCTTCAAATTAATAACAGAATCTTCTGGATGGTCAAGCTCTCCTAGGGCACGGCGCTCTTCTACGAGCTTGCCATAGTTCCCAAGTTCTCTTTCAAGAACATTGCGAGGATAAACTCTACCATTACCGTTCTGGGCATCTGCTCTCTGCATTACCCCAGTTAGATACATGGCACCATTGGTGACCTCGACCTTTTCAGACTCTGTTAAAAAGTCTTGGCAGATGCCTCCTTCACAGAGTTCATAGTATTCTCTAAGGAGATATTTATTTTGTTCGCTGCTCATTGTTTAATTTCCTCTTTTTTCAAGGCGCTTCTTTAAATAGAACTTACCTTCAATATCTTTAATTATTTGCTTCTCAACCCAAACAACTTTTATGGGAGATTTATATATTTCCGCCTCACTCACATTGACCAAGACTGCTTCCCACTCCTCAGACCCTGACCATCTCATCGGTTCTCCGAAAAATGATTCTATAGCCTCATACTCTTGTTCCGAATGAGGATACCAAAAGTTATAGTGACCAGACTCAGAGGGTCTTATTTTTGCACCAGCAGGAATTATATATCTTATCTTATCATTCATTGTTCACCGTTTTATAAAACAAATTATGGCGGGCGCTACCCGCCCGAGCTAGGAACCTTTACAGCAGCGTCGAACTGGCTGAAGCATCCACTTGAAAGTCATGGCGTCCATCATCTCATTCATCATTGCAATTAAAAACATTTTTGCAGCCTCCTAAAAATTTATGTTCGACCTTTAACCCGCAATCTCCAAACAACATGTTTAATGCATATGAAGTTCCTGAACTTAAACTCCCTAAGAAGAGCCCAGTCAGCAAATTGTAGTCGTAAGTAAATAGTTCTGTTTGATTATTTGTAGCCCACAAAAATACACCAACCCAAAAGCCCAAACACATTGGACATTCGAACAATTCGCCTAGTTTTCCCTTTTTGGGGCGTAGAAAGTCTAATATTGACCCATATACCAAGATTTGAGTCATACCGTAGGTAATTAAGACAAAATAAAGTAAATCACCCATCTATTCCTCCACTTTTTTGGATTCATAGACACGATAGTAAGACTTCATCGCTGGAAATACATCGACACTCCCTTTTTTGGGCTCGTGTGGCACTTCACCAAGCTCTGTAGCGTCTGGCTCTTGCGGGTCAGCGTAAGATGCGACCAGTTCGGCTTCCAAAGCGGCATCATGTGCATAATATGGCTTTTCTTCTTCAAGAAACTTGCCAATTGTGAACAAAACGATGTCGTCTTCCTTCCCGCCAATCTTTGACTCGACATACGCACCTTGCATGGAGCCATATACGGAACCTGACTGCACTGAGTCCTCGGAAATCACACCTTTTCTTCTTAAAAAATTAAAAAGTCGGTCTTGTGCACCATAAACCTCGTCTGACATTTCATTCTTTGCCATTGCAAGGATTTTCTTCTTCTCTGGCATCACTACAATGTCCATTTCTTGATGGTCGTAGATGGCAAAGTCTCCGCTCATAGTTTTTCGGAGGTTCATCGACAGCTTTGGTGCTGGTCTGGGTGCGGGGGAGTCTATGGATTGACCACTTCGTACTTTTTCGGCGTCGCCACCAACGGCTATTTGAATTTTATCAGCCATTGGTTGACACCTCACGAGCTAGCTCTTGTACTTTAAGAATCTTCTTAACGACAGCTTCATCTAAAGGGGTTTCCTTCAAAGAATCGAGGAAATTTACAACCTCTTCCGTCTTTTCAAGCATCGAACTGCTTCCTTTAACCTCTGTAAGGTTGCAAGATTCTACAATGACGCCCCTGAGTCTACCAATCTCTTCGTTCAAGTAAGCTTTTAGGCTCACGCCGTTGTCCGACATCGAGTAGACGAATCTTGTCAAGACTTCACGCTGCTCGTCTGCGAGCTTTTGTGAATACTGCTCATTAAATTTCTTTGCAAATGTCTTGAAGACGAGGTTGTCGATTGGCTCAAGCGTTTCTGTCTCTGACTTCTCGCTTGTATTGGTCATAAAGCCTACCACTTTATTTTCCAAAAGAATCTTTTCTGCAACGGGCGTAACATTGGAAAACATTTGAGCTACTGTTGCAATGTTCTTATAGCTTGGCACGAAGTTTGCATAAACATCGCCTCCAAGATTATAATTAATTTGTCTAATAAGGTCACTCTGTTCTAAGAATACTTTCCTGTGGTCAATATTGTTATATCTAAGGTTTGCTTCGAGTACGACACGCTTAGCCACATCTTCTGTAGCCTCCTTTGTCTCTAGGATTGCTCTATAAAGTTGCAACTCCTCATACAGTGCAGTGCCACGAGCAAAGTGCTTCTTAACAATTTGTGCTGCGGTCTTCTGCCTTGCTTCGTCCTTTTGCATAACGGACTTAGCCATCTCTTTTACGAGCGTTTCAAAGAGAAAAGCTGTGTTTCTCTTTTTATTGTGCCTTGATTTCTTAGCTCTCATTTTTAACTTTCTCCATACTGTCAATCAGATTTTGAACTTCCCTTCCAGAAAGCTCCCGATTAACTTCTAATAGAAGTTTCTCGTCTTGGTTACCATAAGTAGTCTCAGCGATACCTTTTGATAATGTAACTAGGTCGGACAAACCCTTATGTAGGTTTCTTCTTGAAGAAGATGCAGTCTCATCTGACCACTTAGATTTAATAGAGCGTTGGCGGGCTCCCATGTCTCTGGTGTCCGTTGCCACTCTAGTATATTCTTTGCCGTTCGAGCCTGGGGTTGTGTAAGGCTCTCTCTTGGCGGGAGCGGAAAGAAGGTCGCCTGTCTCAGGCTCATCTGCTGCCTCTTCGCCCCCCTCATCATCGCCAAAATCTTCATCGTCGCCGCCACCGAAGTCGTCGCCGCCTCCGAGGTCTCCTCCGCCGCCTTCACCTTCTTCAGCTTCGCCAGAAGCCTCCAGGGCTGCTGCGAACTTCGCATCGTAGAACATCTCTCGCTGTACTCGAATAACTTCTTCTTCTGAGAGAGAAAAGATGTTACGGTATACCCATGCCTTGGAGAAGTAACCTTCAGTTGCAGCGCCTGCAACATCAAATTTAGTTCTCAAGTGTTCAAGCTCTTGCATCGCAGCAATCTGTGAAGGGTTGTTTAACTTAAGTTTAAATTTAACTAAGTCCTCTCCACGGAAGCCCAAAGTATAAAGGTGGATTACACCAACCTTCTCAAGCTCTGCAACGACTGAACGCTGGAGCCTTTGAATAGTTCTGGCGAATCTAATATCCTTCTGTGCTAATGTCGTTTTGTCCTCGTCTGAGCCTTCGCCTCTCGACAGATATGATTGTGGAATCTTCAATGCTGCAAACAACTTATCTCTTAAGTATTTTACATCATCAATGTCGCCAGTGTAAGTGCCGCCTGGGAGTGATTCAATCTTCGAAGCATCTTGACCACGAGTTGGTACAAAGTAATCCTCATCTACTGACATTGGGTTATAGCGCAAGTCTACACGACCAGTTGTAGAATCCACAATCTGTGAACGCTTCATCTGCGTCATGACCTTTTGCATGTACTGCTCAACATCTTGAGGCGCAATGTTACCGACATCGATATAGAACACTCTTCGCTCTGGAGAGCGGGTAATTCTATAAGACATCATGGCATCTTCTAGAAGGTGAAGCTGACGCCAAATGCGTCGGGCTGGTTCTAGAATAGAAGTTCCGTAAGGAGCATATTTATCATTGCCCAAGATTCGGAAGTGTGCTACCTGCCAGTTCTCAAATGTAAGCTGTGCAGAGTTCCACTGAAATTGGATATAGTTGGGGTTTGTTTGGTCTTCACCCTCCATCCTTTCAATCTCTGGAGTAGGGAGCGGGATAAAAGATTTCACACCAATCGTCTCATCGATATCGATATAGAGAAAATAATCTCCATACTTACACATCGTTCTGCACCAGCCGTAAAGGTTGAAGTCAACATTCAATACATTTTTATATAGAGTATAAAGGGTCGCCTTGATTTCTTCGTTTGGGCACTCGATATTAATAATATCTTTCATGTCGTTGTGATATGTCATCTCATCTGCATAAATATCCAAAGAGGATGCAATGATGGGTTCATATTCCATTTGGTCGAAATCGACATAACGCTCATTACGAATGCGATTATTCATCGCCTCGGAAGTGATTTGCTCAAACGGATTGTAGTGAGTCTTCTGGAATTGCTTGCCAGATGCTGAAGTGAATCTGGAAGCGTAGTTGTCCAGCGCCTTGCGCCTAAACTTTCTTCTGTTCTGCTGCCTTCTGTTTACAATTGGACCAGAGAACAGTCTTGTTAGCCTCTTGAATAAAGCTGACTCTTCATTTTTTATGTTCTGGTTGTTGTTGTCGTCCATTTATCTGTTACCCCTTAAATAAGCCAGGAAATGATTTCATTAATTCTTGTGCTTCATTGACTTCATTTTGATATTTTGTACCATCATATCCTACCATACCTGACACCTTAGTGTTAAGTACTGTTTTCGTAGTTGTCATCGCACCAATGATAGCCCTCTTATATTCAACATCTCTCTGGTTTGAAACCAAAGCCGTGTCCCTTACCCAACATGCAATTGCCATCGACATTACAAGGTCATCGTTATAACCACGCATAGCTTGAGGCTTGCCGTTGTTCCAGACAAAGGTCTTTAGTTCATTAAGTAGTCTTGTTGACCTAATAGTCACTACGCCGTTTCTTATAAACTCTTCGAGCTTTGCAACGATAAGAGGTCTTGTCTTCATTGAAGTGGTGAAGCCTGGAACTGCATTTGATGCGCCTCGGGCGGCATTTGCATCCAGATATTCGTGAGAACCCTTGGTTGAATAATAAATGTTTGAATATCCCATGTCTTCAAGTTTTGTAAGGACTGAGTATCCAACATTGTTATTCTCGACGACAATCATGGCATTGCCGTACTGTCTGCCGATATCAGCCATGAAGGTGGAATACATATCGAGTTCAACCTTACCCTGATACTCGACTGCCTGTGACATATCTGTTACATCCATCACATGAAAAGCAGAATAGTCTTTTCCGTCGCCACGGGCAACATCAGCCACCAGCAGATAAGAGTGTTCTGGGTTATATTCTTTCCAAATCCAAAGATTCCTGTCGAAGCCTGCTCGGTGGTGTGGAGTCTCTGATGTGGATTCAATCTTTTCAATATCCTCTGAATGGATGACAGTTTCACCTGACATGTTGAAGTTACATTCAAGCTCTTGGGCAATCTGCCTTCTCGACATGTTCCTTGTCTCTTTTACGAACCACGAGTGGTCTCTGTCGGGGTGGACATCCCACGCTAACTTCGTTGGAAAGAAATCGTTTTCTTCGTGCTCGGCATCGACATAAGTTTGGTGAAACCAGTTACCCACGCCGTTTGGTGTGGAGAGTGCAATACATCGACCACCAGTTGATAGTGTCGGGTATAGACCAGTCCACAACTCATCCAACCCCTCGACATGCGCAGCCTCGTCAATAACAAGAAGGGATAGTGCTTCTGAACGACCAGCGTCGCCTGATGTGG